TCCGATCGCTTTAGACCACTGTAGTGTACCATTTACGCCACTCCAGATGGTGTTAGTTGGAATTACTGTTGCCCATGTCGGGGCTATGAGTGAGAAGTCTGTAGGTGAGACATAGATAGTCGCATCAACAAAAGTTGGTGTGGCTCTCATAGAGATGCCCTCTACAAAGCCTGAGAAGTACCCCTCGAACATGTTGAAGGGTAGGTTAGTGATAACTACTGGTTCGCCAAAGAAAAGGTTGATTAGGTCATCTCTAAGCGCATCTGGCATAAGAGGATTATCAAGTCTGAAAGTAATCTGATCAAGCTGTGTTCTAGGAGTTGAGCGCAGGGCTAGATCTCGCGTAATGATGTCTGTGATGTCTGCCAGAAAGCGGATGTTCGAGTCGAATGTCCTTTGGTAGCGACCATAGGTCGTGATAGAAGCATCGTCTGTGGCTGAGTACGTGCTTCCGTAGTCATTGCCATAGCGGACAATCTCGCTGTTACGGATCTTGCCGATCTGAAGAATTGACTTAACGCTTGCAGGGGAAGCGTAATTGCCATCTAACTGGGTTGAGCCATTGGTGGCTAAATAGTTGCTTCTATGATCCGCATCGGCATATGAAATTCGCCCCTGCTTGTCCTCATAGAGGTTTCCGAGTGCACTGTCTGCTATCTGCTGGACTAAGGTTTGTGTGTTGCGATCTGCTGCTGAAAGATTATCCATCTGGTATAGACCAGAATCGATCTCGCCCAAGCCCACATTCTCAGCGTTAGCCCATGTAGTTGTCGGGTCGTAGGCAGCCCATGTAAGGGCAGGTGCAACCTCTTGCCATTCATTGACTAGAAGCTCTTGCAGAATAATCGCAATCTGTTCGCCATCCAGTCCATGAGCTACAGAATCTGTGTAGATGGCTTTAGGCAGTTTAGCCAGAGCACCGACTGCAAGAATTGTGCCTAGTGTGACAAAGCCTGTTTCTTCAGGGCTTCTGACCGATGTTGAGAAGTCCGAGACAGTGCCACCGAATACGACAACATAATCTCCATCACTATCTTTAAGCTCTAGAGTGAGGGAATCTGTTACATCGATGTCGAAAAGGGCATTGGTAGAATTGATGATGTCCATGCGGGCATAACCTGCTTGGCATTGGCGATCAATATCAATGCGCCCTGTAGTAAGACTCACCCCAGTTACATTGGTATAAACAGTCGTGCCGACTGTTATGCGCCATTCTGGAAGCCATGTCATACGGCTAGAAGTCCTGTTGAGCTAGTGCCTCGCTGATATGACTGACGGATCACATCTTCTACAGCTCTAGCGATAGCCTCTGGATCACCAACACCAGTATTGACTGTAATGTTTGTGACACCTGAACCTGCGCCATATCCTCTGCCTCGATTCATATCAGGGCTGTAGCCACCAAGATCGCCTACTAGTTTTTGATATTCGATAAGAGCAAGCATGTCTGCATAATTCTGCTGTTCTTGCAATAGAGCAAAAGCGTTAGCGCGTTCGGTCGCTGCATCTGCATATTCAAGAATAGCCCCGATAGACCCTTGCGCTGCTACCTCTTTGGAAATTGGTTTGATGTAATCTCCGACTGGAATTCCTGATCCAAGCGATCCGCTTGTTGGTACTTTAGCGGTTCCCTGGGCATTGGCTTGCGCAAGTAATCTGAGCATTTCTTGAATCTTGGCAAGTGCTGCATCTAGATTAGTTAAATTGATTAGATCCTTTGGCTTTAGAGTATCAAGGATCGACTTGATGTCTGCAAGTTTTACATTCTGAGCTGTCAAAGCACTAAAGATTTTTAGATCTTCATTAAGTCTCTTGGTTGCAGCAGTTATGGCTGCTTCATCCTTAGAAGCAATAGCATCTTCTAGATCAGAGATTGACTTCTTAATATTTAGGCGAGCAGTATCATTGGCAATCTGGAGAAGTTGTGCCTGGCTAGTTGCCTTGCCTAATTGCTCTGCTTGATTAGTAAGAGCTGCTGCGACTTGGATCTTGTCCATATCAAAGACTTCTTCGCCCTTAAGCAGGGCAAGGTTAGCCTTGTCAATAGCAGCCTTTAGTCTTGCAGCCTTCAATGCTTTTGTTTCTTCTGCTGTTAATTTAGTTTTAGTCTTAAGGGTGCGAGCAGCATAGATAGATTGAAGTCTGGCTAGATCTGCTAAACCTTGAGCATTTATTCCGCTTTGACCACTAGTTGATGCTCTACCAGCTGCATTTAATGCAGAAATGTAAGCACCAAGAATAGGGATCATTTGGATGTCTAGGAATCCAACCCCCGGCAATCCTTTAAGTTTTTCAATCATTACACCGATACCACGAATGACATCTGCCGTGTAAATTGCAACATTCTGCATAGAGCTTGCAAGGTTATCAACTGAATCCTGATCGCCTAAACCTTTAAGGGCATCGATTAAACCTGTACCGATAATCTCAGAAGCGTTGGCAGCAGCAACGCCTAACTTGTCGATTGAACCTTGAAAAGTATTAGCAGATTCTGTTGCTGCTCCCTTAAATGTTCCTTCAAGCTGAGAGATAATATCCTCGAACTTGCCAGCCTTAAGATCTGCCTTAGATATGCCTACACCTAATCGAGATAATGCTGCATTGTTCCCCAGGTATGCACGACTTAACGCTCCTGTAACCGATGCTAAATCTTTACCTGTTGCAGCACTTATGTCTAGGGAAAGATTGAGAAGTCTTTGTGCTTCGTTAGTGTTCTGTGTAGCTACCGCTAATGTCTGATATGCAGGACGAAGCTTGTCATCAAGAATCCCGAACTCACTCTGTAATCTTTGGATGTAATCCTCAGAAGATGCGGCATCTCGACCTAATCCAACATTCTTAAGAGCCAGAGCTAATTGCTTTTGAGCCTTCTCATCTTCTGCTGCTGCTTTAACGGCAGCCTTACCATAAGCGAGAACGGCTGTTGCACTAAATGCTAAACCAAAAGCACCTGCAAGTTTTTTAACATTTTTCGTAAGTTTATCCGTTGATGAATCTGCTTGCTTAAAGGCTTTGTTGCCTGTGAACTCCGCAGCAATATCAATCATTACATTAGCCATGATTAGCCTCTCGCTCTTGCGTTAAGTTTATCTGCTGCGTTTTTAATAGCTGCCAATACTGCTTCTCTAGCCTTGCCATTGTTTTCTTCATAGGCACGGAACAAAGCGCGACCTTCCATCTTCTGATCGCCTTTCATCTGTGAGCTGTATTTACCCTGCTGATTCTGTACGAATCGGCTTTGTGGAGTCTTACGCCCCATAGTTTCATAGATCGCTCCAGCAGCACTCTTATTGAATACGCGAGCAAGAGATCTAAAACCTCTACGATTAGGCTTGGATGGTGTGGTTTTATAACCAATGCCACCCTTTACAATTCGAGCGTTATAAACAGGAAAGCGCGCATCTGAACCCTCGCGGGCTAGCCATCCGCTAAGGACTTGACCATCATCTGGCAGATAGCCTTTAGCAGCCTTTGTAATGGGCTTTAGAGCTGCTGCAACCTCTTTGGGTAATGCTTTGGCAAGATCAGGACTGAAAGCGCGTAGAGACTTTCTAAGGGCGATTCCGCCCTTTACGCTTGCTGGCATCGCTCACCTCTTTTGCTTCATCCTTAAGCCCTTGCACTAATGCATCGAGCATGATCTTATCTAGATCTAATAACTGCTGTGGCGCGATTCCCAATCTAATGCTTAGCCTAGCGATTAGATAGGTGAACGGAAGATCGCGCTTTAAGCTAAAGGGTCTGAGTCTAATACCTCAACACTCTTAAGTGTCTCGATAAACTCAATCCCGAAAGGCTTAACAGATTCACCTGCTCTGCGTGTTACTTCCCATGCTAACCAATAGACATCGCTTTGCTTTTCTTCATCGCGGAACGCCTTATGGAAGCCCTTTTTAGCGTATTGCTCGAATGAGTACTCCACTGCTGGAGTGATCTCGCCTTCCAATACGCTTCCATCTGTACGAACTATCTTTAGTTTTGCCATGAGTTTGCCCCTTTATTGTTTGTTTAGAATGTGCCTGTTGTGGCTACTGCAACTGTTGAGTTAGCAGTAAATGTGATTGACTGAGTAGCCATATCCCCTACAGCACCATTGATGTCTGTAGTGTTATTAATTAGCAATGACACTGTGTAAAGAGGGTTAGTAGCAGATACTGCTGTTCCCTTTTCCTGTAGGAATACACATGTGACTGTTGTACCCCATGCAGCTTGTAGTGTTGCCAATACATTTGCTGTTGCTGTGTCATTTAGGAAGTCGATTGTTACAGATGATGCTTCCAAGCCCTTAACGAACTTGTGTGCTGTGTCACCCATTGCAGTAACTTCTAGTTCATCGAATGTGCGGTTAAGAGTAATTGATGTGACATGGTCTGAAAGATCAACGGAGTTAATCTTCACACCGACTTTGTTATTTAGAAATACAGCCATGAGATTATTCCTCGTCTTTCTTGGTAGGTGCTGGCTTTGGTGCTGGTGTGCTTACTTGCCCGATTTTCTTCAGGAAGTCAGCGTTTTCTTGTTCCCACTCGGACATGTTTAGCTCCAACTCGTTAGGATTGATACGGACATCTCGCAGCTGAGAAGGTCTCCCGATGCAGCGTTGAGAATACTTGGTGCGCTGATTGCGCTTACATTATAGGTCAAAGATGATGCAGCGAGCTTTGCGAACACGCCACAGATTGTGTCCTCGATGCCGTTAAGGTTTCCCTCGTTATCAAAGAGTGGCACTGTCATGATGATCTTAAAACTAGCCATTGGACTGATGCCAATGTGCTGATTGTTGCTAGGTGTTAGATAAGGATCATCTGGAGAGACAATCACAGAGTTAGCAAGGACTGTGGCAGGTGGAAAAGCAAAAGTCTGCCACTTAGCGTTATCGACTAAAGCCGTTGCTAATGTAGTCCTGAGAGTAGTGACGGCAACAGGCATCAGCCCACCATAGAGTTAGGTGATAAGCAGTGCGCGATCAATCCTCGCACCTTAGCGAGAAGCTGCGCGCTCATTCGGTAAGGGCTTGGCTGGAAATCTACAGCGTTACTGCCTGAGAGAGTGGCTGTACGCGCTTGCCAGATTTCAACAGATATCATCAAAGCTGCTTGCTGAACTGCTGTGTCAGTTGCATAGTCTGTGACTGTTCCTGCAACAATTCCAAAAGGCTGGACGGCATGAGTGCCTTGATCTGCTCCAGTTGCAGCATATGAAAGTGAGCCTGAACCAATGGCAGTAATTGTCTTAGTGCCGTTGTATGGGCTTCCGTTTTTAGTAATAATTATGCTTTGTCCTACATAGAAATCTTTAGAAATCTCTTGACCAAAGTAAAGAGTTGCCACATTGTTTGTAAGGCTTTGATGCGTGTTGTAAAGCTCGTTCTGCCAAAGCATAGGCAGTAGGACTACATCTGTTGCATCACATACCTCTTGAAGGGTTGCATCTGGATACAAAGTACCGACCCCGAGTGTTGCACGGAGTTCTGCGACTGTTGTAA